TATTAGCATGAGTTTTAAGCTTTTAGCTTTCACTGAATTAACCCTATTACGCTATAGAATCACTTCTATAGTAGGCCCGATTTGACCGAAGTCCAATTAACTTCAATTAAGAGAATTATACAAGTTTAAGAGGTTGCTGGATTAACAGCAAGTCCACCACCTATTTTAATCTAAATAGGAAATCAAATAATAATTAAAAAATAAAAATATTTTTGTAACTATTCTGTTCCAAAGTCAGTTACCAACTCGTGCTGTTTACGCAGCAATGCGAAATTCTACAAATTCGTCATTTATATTCTTTTGCTATTTAAAGTGTATGCCCACTACTTGTTCCCTTAACCAATAATTAACTGTCAAAAGCCTGTATGCCCCGTTATTTTAATAATCTATTCCTTTATCTATTGCAAACGCTTGTATTTCTTTATCTTTTTTAAATATTTTTATTTCACCTTCACAAGTGACATTTGGTGTATATCTTTCGCTGTTTAAGCCGTCTGCTTCTATTTCAATTTCATATTTTATATTGAAATCGCCCGTTGTAAAACTTTCTTTAATTAATCCTTTGTAACCGTGCATATTACAATCATTATTTTCAATGTTTACTACACGATCCCAAATTCTTTTACATACAACATCTTGTAATTCTTTTAATTCATCTATTGTAAACAATTTCATAATTATCTCATTTAAACATATTATTTAAAGTTTCTCTATTTTAATTTCATAGTCAACAAAATCATGCCAATCTAATACTATTTCACAATCTCTGTATTGTTTATCTATTTTCTTATTTGCTTCTTCTTTACTGTTCGCTTCTATTGGAACATATCTTGTTAACGTTTCTGTTATTTTTGCTAAATATTTCATACATTCTGTTTGAACATTTTATTTACCGTATCCCTTATTTTCAAAGGATTTTGTGTAAAATTACACGTGTTATACCCTTCTTTAGTAATGCATACAAATCTTTTTTCATTACTACATGCAATACATTCGGCATGTTTGTTGTTCTTTTTAAAGTAATTTATCATAAATATAATTTTTAGTTAAACAATGTACCCCCAACAGGACTCCAACCTGTAACTTATTCATTAGAAGTGAATTACTCTATGCAGTTGAGTTATGAGGGCATAAAAATAGTATATTAGCCCTACGGGATTAACCTAATATACTATACAGAAAATACACTCGGCTGATTTCTGCAAACAGTAGGTTGTCACGACACCTAATACGTTTCGTAAAACGTACCCGCTACGTCACCAAGCGTTCTAGAATACTTGGATGCAATCGTTTAATAAATTATGTACATTTACAATGTTGTTGGTTGTAGCCACATCTGGGATTGAACCAGAGACCTTCATCTTATAAGGATGCTGCTCTAACCACTGAGCTATGTGGCTATGCGGTGAGTAATGGGCTCGAACCATTGCGACTTTTTACAGTCCTAGAACGTTAGCAGTGTTCCCCCTTCACCAACTTGGGTAACTCACCAACATTCAACATCTGTGATGTCTTTTTCTTCACCACAATATGTACATTTTAATTTAACTATATCACCAACTTCTGTTGGTATGATAAGAATTGTATATCCTGAAAAGTTGCCTAAGCAATCATCTTTATATTTTGATGCACACTTTTTGTGTTTTTCTTTAAATGCATCAAATTCTTTCTTTTCTTTTCTGCTCAGTATATCTCTTATGTATTTCATAATTATATTATTAATAACATTGTTATTCCAATAGAAATAAAAAACAATTCTATAATAAATGCTTGATTTTTACCTTGAAATGATTTGCATATTTTTACTATAAATGCCATTGTTCCAAAAGTAACAAGAAATACTGCTAAAAATGTTAATAATATATGTCCCATAATTTTAAATTTAAAAACGTTTTTGTATGAATATGTATAAACATCTAACCGAAGTGGTGGAATCAAACCACTTTCAACGTTTAGAGCATCATCCCAAAATGCTTTCCTCCGGATTTCATACTGGCTATTAACCATAATAATATTAGCTTCGAGCGGTATTATCTCTACTTTATTTACTCACATATTCCATCTGATGTTATCTCTGGCCCAGTTATTGTAAAGACCGGTATCAAGCATTAATATTATTAATTTATTGTTTAACCAAAACTATTTAAAAAGAAATACTTATATATTAACCTTACCCGCAGTGCACCCGCTGGGACTTGAACCCAGGACTCCTACATTAAAAGTGTAGTACTCTAAACCAACTGAGTTACGAGTGCTGTAAAATTAATAGATGTTTATTCCTTGCTCGGTTAATGAAGCATATAACGCTTCTCTTACTTTTTTACGTATGCTTGAGTTTTTTTCTTCATTAGAAATGTAAGCAGGATATGGTTCTATTTTATCAAACATACCAGATGACCATGTGAAATATCCATTGTCTTCTTCTATGTAATATGCTGCATTGTCATCTTTTACTTTACGTTCTACTGTATAATTGTTTGGTACAACTGTTTTTATTGTAACAAGTTTACCTTCAAATTTATCGCACATTTCATCGGTATATTGATATTTGTAATTATCACCGTTATACACTCTATCTGTGACTCTAACTTTTTCACCTACTACAAATATTGGTGTCATAATTTTAAATATTTAGTTAAACAATAAAAATCAGAAGACAATAAACAGTAGGATTCGAACCTACACTAAGGCAACCAATGCGTTAAGTAATATTGCTGTATGTCTTCCATAAAACAGAACTCTTTATTTTAGAATAATAGATTACAAGTCTAGTCCTTAAATAAATTTTGCTGTAAGAGTTCCATATTGTACCACAAGTGAGACTCGAACTCACACGAGTATTTCTACTCAAAGGATTTTCTTACCACTCTATGTTACCATAGCCAACTACCAAGTCTTGGAACAAACCAATTTTTGGAATTGTTGTTGTAGTCTGGAGCACACCATTACCATATTGAAATTCTTGCAAGTAAGATTACTTTTCATTATTATTCCACATTCCACATTTAGTGCTCTAAATAAGTTTGTGGTAACTACTTTTCATCTAATTTCAACTTAGGTATCTTCCTTCTGCTCTCTACACGTTTATAAATTACTTTTATGCAATGTCCCTACGTCATTTCGCTATTATGCACTCCTATTTAACGTTCATTGTAGGAATGCCCACTACATAATTTCTTTTAATTTAGCTCGGTATTATCCTCAGACATTATTTGTTAGTCTACTTTTTATATGCAAAGTCGCAATAAGAGGATTTTCACCGAATTTGGAAGATTCTACATAGAGATTTCTCGTCTATGCACTCTAATTATAAAATACTGTATATCAATATTTTATTTCAAAAGTCCTTCGTGTCTACCATTCCACCATTGTGGCATATATATAGATTGTAATGAATATTAAAAGATTGTATATAACCTTTCTACTATAGAACCTTATTGTTAGATTTCGGAACATATAGATAGTAGCGTTATATACAATCTGACGAATGAAATGTTAACAAACTTGTGCACCAATCGTTAACTTATAGTCTATCATTCTTTCGACTTTACGCTTCAATATAATTGAGCGACCTATTTAATGAAATAAATAGGTATAACATCAATCAAAAACCCATTAGATTGAAATTTCTATAGATAAATTTACAAACAGGACAACAGAATGAATACTGTTTTCAGCCTCTTGAGCACCCATCACTTCCCGATGATGTCGTCTTATGGAATTAAACCATACACATTTTATAAATTAATTTCAATTTGTTCTAATGGTATAATCTAAAAATTATGAAAGGAAAATGAAAACAAACAAACAATTCCAAAGTTTTAAAGTTCTTGCGCAATAATTATTGCCAGCACTTGTGGGATTCGAACCACACATTGTTTGTTATTCTACGTAATCGTCGTATATTTCTATTACTTTATTTCTAAAATCAATAATTAATGCGTCCATATCAAAAGCATTTTTATTATATGGATAATTATCTAATATTGATTTTAAATCTTCAATAGTAAAAATATCAATTTTTTCATTGAGTGTTGGACTTAAACAATCGCTTGCTCGTTTTAATGTAAATTCCATAATGTTTTCGTTCTAAGAACAACATCCCTAAATAAAGTAAAAAATAAACACGTAAATAGTATATTTCTATACTATCTACGTGTTTACCACTTACAATCTATGACAAAATGGCGGTTTAACGAACTCCGCCAAACAAGCACGTTTGTTTAGAGTGCTTCACCATCATAGCGGTCAATTGTTCCGCTTCCATTGGTAAAATGACGCTCAACTACACTGTTGAGGTCTACTTCTTGACCAATTTGCAGTTTTGAATTGCGGTCAAGATAGCCATAACGACCTTTGTTTGGTGCTTGTCCTTTCAAGTGGAAGAACAAACACGGCTTGTCTGTTACAACTTTCTCACCCTTTTCGTCACGGTAAGTTGCATACTGTACCTTTGCAGAATCATATTCTGCTACTTCGATACCGTTTTCACCTGCTGGTACATAGTTGTCACCATACACTTTCGCTTTAGAAAGATTTGAAGCCATAATACAAAAAATTTAAGTTAATAAAAATATTGTTTTAGAGCAACTTATGTTGCCGAAGAATGGGAAGGGAGAAGTGTTGTGTAATGACATTAAATAAAATAACAAGCAAACTAATTACAGTCTGCTTGTTATAGAGTATACTCTATTAAAGAGTATAACCAATATTCTTGGCATACTCTTTCAAGAGTTTTTTGAGGAATTGTTGTCCATCAAATCCCACTTCCAAATACTTTAATAGCATTGGATTGTATCCACTAATAAATATGTTTCCATATTTATCAGTTTCTGGTGCAGTTGTTGCTCTTGAATTGAGGTTCCACCAAATAATTTTAGTGTTCCACTCTCTTTCTTTGAACAATTCCATAGTACTATCTTTTGATGAACTTGAACCTTGGTCAAATTCCATATCAGATAATACTACCAAATATTCTGGCATTTCAGTTTTGAGATTTGCTAATAATCTCATTACAGCACCAAAGTCTGTATTATAACCCCAATCTTCTCTACATATGTTGCAAAGAATCTCGTTATAGGTTTTTCCCTTTTGTGTAACGAGTTGAGGTATTTCCGAGAATGTTAGAAATTGATTTGGACAATATGTACTGCAATCTGACAGATATTTTCCAATTGACAATGCTTTACCAATTGAATCGTTACTGTCCATCATTGAGCCAGATACATCAATAATTGGAATCCAACTGCCTTGTATTTTTTCTATTTTAGAATAAAATACATCAGCATCAATTGAAGCCCTATTTCTATAGATGTCATACACAGTTGTAGTAGCAACGTGAAGTTCTTTTTTACCACTTCTGACATCTTCAAGATATTGTCTATATCTTTCGGGTTGATTACGTTCAAATGCCTTTGCATATTTAATTGCAGCAAGACTTGGAACGTGCTCAAAATTGATTTCTTCCCAATCCTTTCGAGACATTTTATTCTCTACAGTATTGGTTTTAATCAATTTGCCATATTGCTGTTTGTTCAATCCCAACAACTTTGCAAATTCTCTTGCAATCATTAAATGCTTTGAACTATATCTTGGCATCCATTTCTTTGCAAGTTCATTGCCTTTGTGAACTTCATTAAACAAATAGTTAATCCATTCGTCTCTTGTTGTTCCGCTTAGAAACAAATCGTCAAATCTACCTGCTTTGACAACTTGTTCTGCTGAACAATTAGCCATTCGCATTAATTGACGACCTAAATCACGTCTACCGAGACCAAATCTTCCGTCTCGAATAAACATTGCAAATAGTTTTTCACTATTGCCATCACCAATTTGAGGTATTTCACTCAAATGTTTGGTGTAATATTCTGACATAAACAATATGTCAAGAAGTTTGTTGCCTGTTGTATTAAAGGCAACATCGCCATTCTCTGTCAATTTGTTAGAGAATAGCATTTCAAGTTCAGTTTTGTTATAATTTTCCATAAGACAAATAATTTAATAAGCCATAATTAAACATAAATAATTGCTGTACGTCTTACATACATTTTTTTCACATTAAAACAAGAGACAAATAGTTTCCAATTCTGTAAAAACCAATTAAAACTTAAAGTATAAATAGGTTTTGCTGTACGTCTCTCATATTTCCCCGCTAAATCAAAGGCCAAATTGGGCTAACGGAAACTTGGGGATATAAAATTGTTAAACACTAAAATTTCAAGTCACAAAGCAACCACTCCTACTATACTTCAGAGTGGTTGTTCGGTTGATTATTTACGCATACGACGTTTTTTGTCTGCATAACCTCTCAATCCATAAATGAATCCGATGTTCATATTAGAATCCTATTATTGCACACATTATTGCTAATACAAAGCATAACATTAATAATGTTTTCTTTATTTTTGTTTTTGGTTCAATCCACATTATTGCTATTGTGAATATTAACCACAATATTATGAATAATATTTTCATAGTTTGTCAATTTTTTCAATTAGATTACCAATATAAATTGATGTCACTTTCTTACCGTTATTCCAATAGTAATAACGATGAAGAATACAATCCCAAAATATTGTATGAGATTTATATTCTTTGATTGCAAATGTATCCATAGTTGTAAGATTTTAATTGGTTAATAAATGCGTTTTACACCTAAAACTTATACTCTAGATATACAAGAAACTGGTGCCCTCAACGTCTTGGGAAGTTATTGAGTTTTTTATCTAATACACAGTATTAGTACTGGTTGATTATTGATTACGTATTACATCAACAGTAATACAACCAACTACTGCAGTTAGTGGAACTAAGTAAAAATATACTCTCACGTTACTACATTTGTTTATACAATATTTTAAATGTGGTTTTATTATTCAGCAAACTCCACTTATTGCTATTGAGTATATATAGTTAATAAATAATATAATCAAAGTACAAAAACCCACACTCCAATTTATGGTTGAAATGTGGGTTTGAGTTAAAGTGCTGACAACCAAACATATAGTTGTCATCAATTAGAACTAACTATCGTATGTAGAAACTATATCTCCTACCCTGATTTATACGATATTAATACCGCAATGACTTATTAATCAAAGTCGTAATGTATGGCGTCTTGCGGATTGACAACCACACCGTAAATAGTGCACATAGTCAACGTATAATGGTAATTGACATAAGACTTGTGTCGAGAAATGGTAAAGGAACAGTGTTGTGTATTCTTTTGTGAAAAAAAGAAAACAGGCCGAAGCCTGTAATCTTTATTAGTATAACCTTGCAACGAATTTCTTCCAAGGTTCATTGTTGAATGTGCCACTCTTCCAACCGAGTTTAAACTTCGTTGGGTTCTCAGGTACACCGATTTCTTCGTCCAATGCAACACTCCATTTAGAGCCGTCTGCAAGAATACAGATGAAGTTCTTCCAAGAACGTGTTTCCTCTTTATTGGTAGCATCTTTAATCTTCCAGCCACCAAGAGACGATAACAAACCTTCTTTTTCGAGTTTAAAGTTAGAGTCGCTCAAACGATAAGCATTTTGTTCCAAAATTTCACGTAATGTTGCCATAGTTGTAGAATTTAAGTTAATGAATAAATGTTCGGGGGTATAACCCACTTCAATAAACGGATGGGGAGCCGTGTTGTGTCAACCCCACATCCCCACAAATAAAAACAAAATTAAAAAAAATTAAAAAAATTTAAAAAAAATAAAAAAATTTTTGGGCCCTGTTGATAGAAACAGTCAAAATATATAGATACAGAAAAATCATTTCTATGATAAATAGATATTCCTTCTTCACCACCACAACGTCACTTCCAAAAATATTTTTGGTTTCTAAAGAAATTTTTTATCGAAATATTTGGATATGTCAATTATTTTTATAATATTTGCACTCGTTATACTTGAGTAGTATATCAAGTTGTTAGTCTTCTGGGCCAACATAGGAAAGTAAAGGATACTATTAGTAGGGCAGAGGTAATCAGAAGCTAGAGATAACAAGGGTGAAAACTAATAATATATAAACGCCTAACAAATTGATATACTAGCCAGCTCGGCACCTTCCACTTAAAGCAGGTTAGTGTGGAGGTCCCTTCTGTTCCAAAAGCTCATAGTACACCCTAAACTTTTGGAGTATAACTTTAGTTAACATTAAGATTTAAAATTATTTATGAATTATAACAAGAAAATAAGAGAGCTACAGAAGCAAATAGAAGAAATTAAAATAAAACAACACAATAATGGTATGGAAAGCGCTATTAAAAGTTGTGTTGCTGAAAATAAAACAGAACCTACTGTTGCTGAATTGAAATTTATGGAAGTATGTAATAAAAAAGGCATTAAACTTAAATTTCAATATCCTATAAGAATTGTAAAAAAGAATGGTAGTATAAAGAAATTCTATATTGCTGATTTTTGTGATATAAAAAATAAAATAATAATTGAAGTTGACGGTCTTTATCACGAAGATCCTAAACAAAAAAGAAACGATTATTATAGAACTTTAGCTCTAAGTAAAATGGGTTATAAAGTTTATAGAATAACAAATCTTGAAGTATATCAAAGCAAAAGCACACAATTTTTATATAATATTTATAGAAATATCAATAAAGAAGCTTTTGCAAAAATTTAAATTATGTTTATATGAAGACATTTAAAATAGTAGGTTATTATAATAGTGTTACAGAAAGACATGAGTATTGTGCTTTAGTTAGAGCTAATACTCTACAAGAAGCTATATCAACTTGTGTTGCCGAAAGTGCAATGCCTTTGGATGTAACAAAAATAAATGGTACTGAATGGGTAGAAGATATTCAAGTACCAATGTTAGTAGGAGAAGTATTTATTTAAAATTATATTATTATGAGTTTAGAAGAGTTAGTAGAGTATATGGTTAATCACCCAGCTGCATTAAGAATGGGTAGTGGTAAAATTGCTAATAGAACACACAGTAAAAGAGGTGATGTTATTTTAGCCAAGCCAATAGCAAAAAGTAAAATTTCTTCTTCAGAAGAAATGAAATATACATCAGAACAAAAGAAACTTCCAAAAATCTTATTGTTCGACATTGAAACTTCACCAATGAAGGCTTATGTGTGGAAGAGATGGAAGGAGAATATTTCATTGGAACAAGTTATTTCAGATTGGTATTGTATCTGCTGGAGTGCAAAATGGTTGTTTGACAGTAATACAATGTCAGATTGTCTTACAGTTCCGGAAGTAATAAAGGAAGATGATAGTAGAATAATGCAATCATTACACGATTTGATTGATGAAGCTGATATAGTAGTGTCAATGAATGGTAACAACTTTGATATTCCTAGAATAAACAGTAGATTTATTATTAATGATTTACCACCAACAAAACCATTCTTTTCAGTAGATGTATATCAAATAGTAAAAAAACAGTTTGGTTTTAGTTCAAACAGTTTGAATGGACTGGCCAGATATTTTGGTTTTGAATCAAAACTTGATACTAACTTTGATTTATGGAAGCGTTGTGTTGAAGGGGATCCTGTAGCACTTCATTACATGGAAATCTATAATAAAAGAGATGTTGATCTGTTAGAAGAGGTTTATTTGAAATTGTTACCTTGGATTAAGAGACATCCTAATATCGGTAATATTATCAACAGTGATAAATTGGTATGTCCTAATTGTGGTTGTGAATATATAACTCCAATAGAAGATAAATTCTATTTTACAGGAGTAGGAAAATATCAGTTACATCAATGTTCAAAGTGTGGTGCTATCTTTAGAGATAGAGTAAACTTAAATAAAAGAAATCAAATAAAACAAATAGCAATATGAAAATAGATATTGAACTATATGGTAGACCAAAACCATTAACACCTAAAGCAGGTGTAACAAGAAATCCAAGTAGACGATATGGATGTGGTGGCAAGGTTAGAACCAAAAAGAAATAAATGAATAAAATATTATACAAAGTGTGTTTAATATTGATAAAAGCAATACCAATGTGTATTGCTTTTGTTTATTTAATAAATTCATTGTTGTCATATTTTGACATAGATGTTTCAATACTATCAACAATAGGTGGTACGTCAATACTTACATTAATATTAATGTATTGTTTATCAATAGCATTTAAGTTTTGTGCATATCACAGAATGTTTCTACATTATATACTTATTGAAGATATAATAAATTATATTGATTATTATACTAATGGTACATTGTGTACTGACAGAGAGTTATTTGTATTACATTCTATTATTGCTTGTATAGTATTATTTTTAATATTAATATTAAGATTTAAATGTAAAAAGAAATGAGTGTAAGTGGAAATGGAATAGTAGGACCACCAATAAGTATAGCAGAAATGAAAACTGTATTAGGAGCAACGTCTAGTACATATAATGATTTAGGAAATCTGTGTACTTATGGAAACATAAATAAATGGGCAAAACACAAACCAGTACGATATGAAAAAATAACTCCATTGACAGAAGCAGAATTTAAAGAAACTAAATACGGATTTTCTACAAATAGTAGTAGTTCTTATGATGGTTTAAAACAATATTCTGCAAGTGATATTCAAATTGTTAACTACAAATACATACTTATAGATAAAGGTCCTGAATATGTTAGACCAACTTCTTATTTTAGATTAACTGATTTTAATGGTTATTGTCATAATGCTCCACCGCCAGTAAACATAGAGTATAGACAAGATGATGAAAAGTATGAATGGTGTTATAAAGATGGAATGTATTTTACTGATGGTGTAGGAAGAAACTTGTTGGTTACAAATGATAGTAATTATATAAACTTTTCTACAGGGTTACATTCAACAAATAATAATTATGGAGATGTTAGTGTTGATTTTTCTGAAATGGTTGGTAATTCATTAAAAGAATATTCAATAGGAGTTATTTGGATAAAATCAGATTCATCAGCAACTCCACAATATTTAATAATGAACACTGGAATAAAATTATCAGAAGCAAACGAAAGTGTATCAAATTCTATAGTATCTGGTGGAAAAACAATATTTAACGCTTACTCTGGAGGAGGGCATTTATCAATAATGTTTACACAAGAGGCGTTTGTATATGAAGGAACTTCAAATTGGTTAAACGGTTATAACGGACAATTTTATTCAAAATTATTATTAGTTCCTAGTAATGGATCCAATAGTCCTGTATATAACGTTAGATATGGAATAAATAAAACCATTACTGTAGCAGAATGTTATTCGTTAGATGTATCAAACGAACCTGGATTTTTTATAAGTAAAGGTGTTGTTAATAGTGGTATTGTGCATACTTTGTATTATAACAGTATACAAACTAACTTAAAAATGTATAAGTATAAAGGTTCATCAATATCGTCTTTTGATACAATAAATTATGATTATTATAGATTAACAAAATATTATTCAAGCAGTGAACAATATCCAGACGAAAGCGCTTCAACATTATATGCAATTCCAGCAAGTAGTACAAATATGGGTTCTGTTACATACGATTCTGGTCCAGCAACTGGCAATGTAACTCCACCAATATCATATAGTTTAGATGTATATTTATTATTTGAAACTACTGGAGAATGTGGTTTTATAAAAAGAAGTGGAAATACATTTACATTTACTTATGGTAATAAATATGATTTAAGAAAAGGTAGCGTTCCTATATATCCAAATAAAACTGCTTCTCAAAGTACATCTGGTAGTGGATCTGGTGTACAAAATGTATATAGTTATATACCACAAGCAGATCAATCGTATGATGAAATATGGTTTAGATGTGCTAAAGGTTCTTTACAAAGATCTTTGTTAGTATTAAGTAGTACCACTAAATTAGAACAGAGTATTAATTTAGTATCGTAAAAAATAATTAAGAAAATATTTGGAAATGTCAAAAATTATTTTAATCTTTGCACCGTTTCAACAATGAAACGGTTATTGCTCTTTGGTGTAATGGTTTGCACGTAAGGTTTTGGTCCTTAAAGTCTGAGTTCGAATCTTGGAAGAGCAACTATGCTGCTATAGGCGAATTGGTTAAGCCGTCACCCTTTCACGGTGGAGATTATGAGTTCGATCCTCATTGGCAGTACACAAGTCTGAATGCGCACAGAATCGAAGATGTGGATTCCCTGCGGGACGACTTTCCGCAAATTACCATCCGAATCGTATGTCGGCACAGTTACAGTTCTGGGGTTATTTTAAAAACTGAATGGGGTATTAGCTCAGCGGTAGAGCAGTAGACTGTTAATCTATTGGTCATTGGTTCGAATCCATTATACCCCGCAATTAGGGCCATTAGCTCAATTGGCTAGAGCACTAGCTTTGCAAGCTAGGGGTTGTTGGTTCAAGTCCAATATGGTCCACAAGTTCTTTGAAAATGATGTTTAACTTTAATACTTACTAATATGAAAATGTTTTTATTTTTATTCATGTTGTTTGTCGGATTATTGATGGTATCTGACAACGTAAAGCTGGAAAGTAATTAAGCAATAGTAGCTTAATTACTACTAAAAGTAAGTGTTAAAAATAAGATATATAAATATATGGGAGAATATTTATTTAGAAAAATAAAAAAGGTTCATTTTAAAGATCCCACACTTAATGAGTTTAAGTTTTTAGTTATTGAAAAATACAACACTATACAAGAGTTAAAGTATAAGATTTCAGTTCTTCAAGATAAACTTAAACTATATGAGGATAATTGGAATGAAATAAGTGATAAATTTACATTAGAATTTGAAGAGTAGTATGGATAACAGTGAAATTGTTTTAATTACTTTCGATGGTGTAAGAAAGTATAGAAGTGTATTTAGAGCAGTTAGAAGAGGTCATGTATCACCAACTGGTGTAGTATATCCAGATAGACCTTATAACAATAGAGCAAATACCAGTAAAAGAAAAGGTATTCATAGTAGAATGTTTAACGAATTAAAGAAAGAAATTTATGATAGATTCATTAACAAGAGCAGAGTTTAATCGAGAACCAGTATTCTTCTGCAAACATTGTCTATCATTAAATATTCAACAAGACGAGTTTGCAGGTGATTATTGTGCAGACTGTGGAAGAACAGATATTAGAGAATTAACACTCCATCAATGGGAGCAGTTATATGAAGATACTTATGGACATAAATTTTTAGAATCATGGGAGAAACAAAAGAAAAGAAAGCAAAAGTAGTAGAGATGAATCCTACAGTAGAAGAAAAGAAAACTTATGAGCAGCTTGAGGCTGAAAACAATCAAATTAAACAGCAAGCTGAAGCAATGTATCGTCAGATGCAGCAAATGAATATGGCTAATATATTCAAGCGTTTGGATTATTTGTTTAATGTAATTAAAGAGAGAACTGCTTTTCCGCAGGAATTTGTTGAGAAGTGTACTAATGAGATTGTTAGTTTGCTGACAATTCCGGAAGAGCAGAAGAAAGAGGAATTTAAAAATGATGAAGCCTAATAGTGTTATCAAAGTACAAACTTCTGTTAATACTAATTTCTTTAGATTATGGCTTGAATTTTTAAGACCTTTTCATAGATTAACAAATAAAGAATTAGAGGTCGCTACTTGCTTTATTAAACACTATTATGAGCTTAGTAAGGTGATTAGCGATCCCAAGATTCTAAATCAAGTGTCGATGAGTGATGAAATTAAAAGGAAAATTAGAGAAGAATGCAATATTAAATTGCCTAATTTCCAAGTGATTATGGGTAAACTTAAGAAAAATAAAGTTATTGTTGATGGCAAAATCAACCCCAAATTCATCCCCAACGTCACCGAAGAAAATGGTTACTTTCAGCTATTACTTTTATTTGAATTAAAATGAGAATAAAAAATCACACAGAAGTTTATGAGGAAGTAGCAAAAGAGTTGAACATACCAGTAGATACTGTATATAAAACATACAGAGCATTCTGGAAATTTATAAGAAGTTCTATTGAATCATTACCAATTAAGAATGATACTACAGAAGAAGAATTTAATAAACTTAAAACAAATTTCAATATTTCTTCTTTAGGAAAACTAAATTGTACATTTGATAGAATGGTTAATATGAAGAAACGTTTAGAATACATTAAAAAATTAAGAGATGGAATTAAAGATTAAAGATATACAACCGTTATACAATATGTTAGTAACAACTTGTGATATGTATGATGATGACAGTGTTACTGACTCTGGTATAATTAAAGAGCAAAAAGCAAAGACATTAAAAGAGATTCAGAAGGTTCTTAAAGTTGGTCCCAATGTAACAGGCATTAAACCAGGCGATAACGTTTTTCTTAAATTCAATTTGATGCAAAGAAAAACATTCACAGAGAAAGAAAAGCGTGATCAGAATTCATTGAGGACAATAGGAGTGGAGCCGGTTTTCCAATTGGATACATCGTTGATTTATAATCTAAATGGAGAGAACGTTTTATTCCTACATCAGAATCAAGTTGAAGATTTTATAGTAACTGATTTTGAATATATCGAAAATAAGAAATCAGTTATCCTAAAACCAGATAAAGGGGTGTCTGGAGACTTTATGAGAAAAGTAGAAGCAGGCTCTTAATATAATTTTAAAATAATGTTAACCAACCTCTGCCATTAATTTGACAGAGGTTTTATTTTTTAAGGCTATGAAACTTATAGAATATATAAATTATGAAATAAAGATATCTGATGAAGCGTTGCTAGTTAAGCCAATAAGGGACCTTTATGATGCTGATAAATCTAAAACAAAAAATAATTTCTATACTGAATGTAGCATAATATTCTTTATGGCAGATCCTAGAAGTAGTTATGCTTACATCGTTGATGAAAAAGAACGTTTTGATACCATAAAGAAGCAAGAAGGTTTACCAGAAAAATATACCATATCAGATAAATTGCAAAAAGCTATTGATGCTTATAAAGAACTGTCAAAAACAGTTTCATCAGAATTATTGAAAGATACTTACATTGCAATAGATAAAGTACGTGAATTTTTGCGTAATGTGGATTTAACTCTTGTAGATGATAAAGGTAAGCCTGTGTATACAGTAAACACTATTACTGCTACAATAAAACAAATTCCTCAATTGGCAAAAGATATAATGGAAGCAGAGAAACAAGTTAATGCTGATATACTTGAATTAGGTAGAAAACGTGGCGGTAATGAAGGTAAAGCGTTATTTGAAGATGGTTTTAAATTTAGTTAATTATGGATAATGAAATTATACTAAACGATAGACAAACCCCAATAAAAGATTTACATTTAGAAAACTATCCACAAGAACTACAAGATGACTTTTGGGAGTTCTTTTACGGTGTTCCTTTAATTCAAGAACTTACTTCAAAAAATAGAAAACGTGCTTGTGATCTTCCTAAAGATGAAAATGGTAAAATAATCATTGACTTAGAGCATCCACATATTCTTGAGAATATGGATTACTTTAGGAAAACTGCAATCTTTTATGAAGAAAACGGTTATTATACTGATTTAAAACCAAATCCAAATCCTAATAGTGAATATTATAAATGGGTAAAGGAGGAAATAAGGAGATGTCACGAAGGAATGGTAAGGCCATCAGACGGTGAATGGATTCCTGGAGATTTATATTTTTATTGGAATTATACTGAAATGCAACTTGCTGAACAAGACGTAAACACAAAAAAGAAAACTAAAAAAGCATTACGTCTTTATAAAATGCCAAAAACGTGGGATGGTTCATACTGGTATTTTCACTATTTGTATCAAGCTAGAGAAGAAGGTGAACATGGTTGTATGTTATCGAGTCGTGGTCGTGGTAAAAGTTATGGTGCTGCAGCAATGTTAACAAAACGATTTAAACTAGGTGAAACACCAGAAAACAACAAAGGTTGTACTTGTTATATTACTGCATCAGAAAAGAAATATTTAGTTGCTGGTGATCAAACACTTGATAAATTTCAACATGATATAGATTTTCTATCACAAAAGACTGAATGGCCCGGTAGAGAATTGTTAGTCAATCGTTTAAACGATATGATGTGGACTGCAGGATATAAAGATCTTGTATATGGTAATGTGGGTACTGGTAATTCTGTGGTAGGTATTACATCAAAAAATGATGTTGAGAAACTTCGTGGTACACGTGCAGTATTATATGTACTTGAGGAAGCTGGTAAATTTAAAGGTTTGGATTCTGTATGGTCAAATATGTTACCGTCAGTAGAACAAGGTCAAGGTGATTTACGAAGAGTATTTGGTCAAATAATAGTATACGGTACATCCGGTGATGAAGAATCAGACTTTCAATCGTTAGCTAAAATGATGTATCATCCAGAAGGTTATCACATAAAAGCACTATCTAACATATATGATATCAAAGGTAAAGGTGGTAAAACATTCTCATATTTCTTTCCAGCATATATAAATAACGAAGGTTGCTATGATGATGACGGTAATTCTGATGTTACAAGAGCGTTATTAGAAATATTAAAAGATAGATATTATATAAAAAATAATTCTGGTAATGACTTAAATGCATTAACAAAACGTATTGCAGAACATCCTATTGTTCCACAAGAAGCTATATTAAGAGCTAAAGGAAACTTCTTTCCTACAGCACAAATCAATGAGAGAATCAATGAATTACAGCAAAATCCAAATTTACTTAATGAAATTGTTACTGGTGATTTAGTACAGCAATCTGATGGTACTGTAAAATACGTTATGTCTTCAAAAGAACCTATTAGACAATACCCTCTTCCAAATGATTTTAATAATCTTGAAGGTGCAATAGAATTTTACCAAATGCCCCAGAAAGACAAAGACGGTAAGGTATATCGAAACCGATATATAGCAGGCTATGATCCAATTGATGACGATGCTGCTTCTTCAACACTCTCTTTGAATTCCGTCTTTGTTTTAGATTTATGGACTGATGAAATTGTTTGTGAATGGACTGGTAGATTTGCTTATGCTGATGATTGTTATGAAAGAGTTAGACTTATAGCATTGTTTTATAATGCAATAATACTTGCAGAAAATAATAAAAAAGGTTATTATAGTTATTTTGCTTCAAGAAACTGCGCTGAAACATTATTAGCTGAAGCGCCAGACTATTTGAAAGATAGAAATTTAGTTCAAATAGGTTTATACGGTAATAAAATGAAAGGATTTACCGCTACAAATCCATTAAACAATCTTGCCAATCAGTTAATTAGAACGTGGTTAACTAAACCAAAACAAATGGTTATTGAAAAGGAAGATGGAACTATTGAAGAAGTAAGTGTTACAAATCTTTCAAAGTTACGTGCAATGGCCTTATTACGAGAATTAGCTCAATATAATATTGATGATAACTTTGACCGTGTTAGAGCCTTAGGTGCTGTGATGCTTTATAGAGAACAGTTTAATATTCTATATGAAGGTGATGTAACTAAATCACAATTAAATGCTTATAAAAGTAAAAACAAATTAGCAAATGATAAATTCTTCACCAGAAACTATGATGCAAAATTCAGTAAATTTAGTAAAATTATAGAAAATATTTAAAATTTTATTTATGCCATTGTTATTTAGCAATGGCTTTTTTATTTTTGTACAAATTTTAAAACAGAGTAAAATGGAAAAAATTAATAATTTACCACCTCAACAACTGTCTTTCAAAAAGAAAAACAAGGAATGGAGGAAAAGACATTTGGATTTTGCTGATAATAAATCAATGATGTATTATGAGCCTATAAGAAAATCCATTGAACATAAGAAAATTAACTATGATTTAGTTAACGGAATCATTCATAGAAAAGATATGGATTTAGTTATAAACCCAGAAAATATTGAAGCTGGATTTATACCAGAGAAACTACAGCATTATCCTATTATAAATTCAAAATTATTTATTCTTCGTGGTGAGGAAGCAAAGCGTGTATTTGATTTTCATGCTGTTGTTACTAATCCTATGAGTATTACTGAAATAGAAGAGAATAAAAAGAATGCATTACTTGAGGATTTACGTGCTATTATAGAAAATCAAAATCTTTCAGAAGAGGAATTTAATCAAGAACTTGAAGGATTAAATGATTATTATACATACGAATGGCAAGATTTTAAAGAGATTACTGCCAATGATTTATTGAATCACTACATTAAAGAACTAAATGTACCATTATTATTTAATAATGGTTTTATGGATGGTCTTATTGTAGGTGAAGAAATCTATCAATGTGATATAGTTGGTGGTGAACCTACTATTGCAAGAGTTAATCCTATGAAAATTAGAGTACTTAAATCTGGTTATTCTAATAGAATCGAAGACGCTGATATGATAATCATTGAAGATTATTTATCTCCCGGTCAAATAATCGATCAATTTTATGATGTTCTTACAGAGAAAGACAGAAAGCATATAGAAAATTATGACTTTAAAAATGAGGATGAAGAAACTCCTTATGGCAATTCTGCTGATTTAATGCGTGGTAGAATGTTCAACTATATGATGAGCGACGTATTTGAGGAAAACGGTAAAGAAGATTTATTCTCTGATGAAATAGAAAACAATCCTTTGTTACCCTATGATATGGCTGGTAACATTAGAGTTCTTAAAGTATATTGGAAATCAAGAAGAAAAATCAAGAAAGTAAAACAATATGATCCAGATACTGGTGAAATAATATATAACTTCTTCCCAGAAGATTATGTTCTTAAAGAGGATGAAGGGGAGGAGGAGAAAATAATGTGGGTTAATGAAGCATGGGAAGGTACTAAAATCGGTACTGATATCTATGTTAATATGCGCCCAAGGCCTATTCAATATAATAGATTAGGCAATCCTTCAAAGTGTCATTTTGGTATTATAGGTAGTGTTTACAATTTGAATGACAGTAAACCGTTCTCTCTTGTAGATATGATGAAACCTTATAGCTATTATTACGATGCTATTCATGATAGGCTAAACAAACTCATAGCAAGAAACTGGGGTAAAATTATAAAGATGGATTTAGCTACAATACCAGATGAATGGGATATCGATAAATGGATGTACTATGCAAAGACATTTAATTTAGCGGTAGTCAATTCGTTTAATGCTGGTAAAGAAGGTCCTGCAACTGGTAAACTTGCAGGTGCGTTGAATAACAACTCTAATGGTGTTATTGATGCTGAATTAGGTAACAGTATACAACAATATGTCAATCTATTGGATTTCATTAAACTTGAAATGTCCGAAATATCTGGTATTTCAAAACAGCGTGAAGGACAAATATCTAATAGAGAAACTGTAGGTGGTGTTGAAAGAGCAACATTACAATCGTCGCATATTACTGAATGGTTGTTTACAATACACGATGATGTAAAACGTAGAGCGTTACAATGTCTGTTAGATACTGCAGTTATTGCTAAAAAAGGAACAAATGATAAATTCTCATATATTACACATGACTATGCAACTAAACGTACTAGTATAGACGGTGATGAATTTTCAAGTAGTGAATATGGTATTATTGTTGATAACAGTAATGATTTACAAGAGTTAAAGAGCAAACTTGATATGCTTATGCAAGCTGCTATTCAATCAGGTTCAGCACCGTTATCTACAATAATGAAGATGTATACTTCTGTATCAATGGCTGAAAAAGAAAGAATGCTCGAAAAGGCTGAAAGAGATATGCAAGCACGTCAAGAACAAGCTGCACAAGCAGAACAACAAAATCAACAACAAATTGCACAAATGCAAATGCAGCAACAACAAATGCAAATGGAAATGCAAGATAGACTCAACCAAAGAGATAATGATACTAAAGTTGTTGTAGCAGAAATTAATGCGCAAGCAAGACAAGTTGATACAGAAAATCCAGAAGATTTTGAACCAGATAATAATTTAGATAAAGAAAAACTCTTGGAAAATATGAGACAATTTGATGAAAAGTTACGTTTTGAACGTGAGAAATTACGTCAAGATGACAAACATCATCAAGAAGATTTAAAAGTAAAAAGGCAACAAGCTAATAAACCTAAGAAATCATGATACTAAAAGGTATTTCAGTTAATCAAAATCCACCTACTAAAGACTATCTCTGGATTACTCCTAAAGGAAATACCAGATTTTGGGATCAATCAACTTGGAGATTAATAGGTGGAAACGGAGGTGGTGGTGGAGATTTACCAACACCAACAGCTGCCGGTAAATATTTGAAGTCTATCGAAAACGATGGTGATTATTATGCTACTTGGGGGGACTTAAATTTAAATGGTTATATTAATGGAGATACCGGTTATGCTGCAGTCTTTAGTGGTAGCAATTCAATAGTTAGTGCAAAACTTACTAATTCTAAAATACGTATCGGAAATGGTATAATAGAATGGGATGATACAAACGGTGGCTTTAAAATATACAACGCTACATCAACACAAGCAACCCCAATTACCGCAGGTATTTATGCTGATTGGGTTAGTGCTTTGGGGCCAAATCCAAACGGTGGTGGCGGAGGTGGAGGAATAGATATAGTAGAATTGTGGAAGGAATTAACAGATAATTCAAGTTGGGAAAGCGGTGATACTAAAGTAATAAATTGGTCACACTTACCATCAATAGATGCTCAGCATTTGCCAATGGCTGATATACTTCCAACAATAACACCTTCTACTACTCCATGGCCTACATATTATATTGATATTAAAGGAAACGCAGATACCGCTACTACTGCTACTAAGTTATCTACTGTTAGTAAAACTGCTTGGGGGCAAACGTTTTGGACTTCTGGTGGTGTACCACAAAGCATAGACGGTAACATGTCTAGTGTCGGTAATATTATATGTTCTGGTAACAAAACAAAAAATATAGGTGAATCAAATCATATTTGGAATACTTTATATGTAGATAAAATTCAGATAGGCAATGCGATAATATCTTTTGACGATAACACAAATGTAAAAATGCTTAAAGTAAGCGGAGTAACTGGAACTACGTTCAATGGATTGTATTCTACTGAAGCAGTATCTGCATTAGGTTCTAATTCTTCTGGTGGTGGTGGAGGAAGCGGATTAGATGTTGAAACTTTATGGGAATATTTACAAAGTAATGATGGTGGGTTAACAGGTCAAACTCCTAAAATATATGCAACTTTATTAGGAAGTAGTTTAGATACAAATAAAATTCTTAAATATACAGGAAATAATTATGCAATATGGTCCACATTGTTAGCAAGTGATATTCCAACATTAAGTATAACTGATAAAACTTCAGGAATATTGCCTGTTAATAGAGGTGGTACTGGAGCAACAACGTTTACAAGCGGTTATTTGTTAACTGGTAATGGAGCAAGTGCGGTACAAGCATACCAACCTGCTTGGCAGTCATGGGTTGGAGGCACAACGGCTGGTCCGAAAGCGAAAATAAAACTCGGTAATGTTGACTACACAAGTGATGCCATTCCCTCCGCAAGTAATACGGCAAGCGGTATTGTTACGACGGGAAACCAAACTTTCGCTGGTAGGAAAACAATGAGTTTGGTAAATCCACATATCTATGATGGTAATAGTAATTCTTCAAGGTATAAAAGATTATATTTCAATAATGGTTCAGACACATTGGTTGGGCAATTAACCTATGATAGTGGTAATGCGACAAATGTTACAAGCGGACAATTTACGTTCGATGAATACTCCCCTAATTCAACCGCAAGCACTACAACTACTGGATACTATGAAAGATATAAGTTGCCTGTAGTAAATTCTGGACTTTCTGCAAATACTACTTATGATATTTTAACGACAAAAGATTTATCGTTTAGTATTACTGGTAATGCTGCAACTGCAACAACCGCAAGTAAATTAGGAACATCAACAGTAGGTAATTCAATTACTCCTTTCTATTTAAACGCTGGTACTGCAACTGTTTGTAGTTTGTATAGATATCATTATGATGGTAATTCAGATTATGCAAGTTATGCTTGGCATAAAGTAGCTTATGCCGAAGCTGCTGCAAATTCAGATAAAGTAATAACATTTTTAGTTTCATCTGGCCATACAAGCTCTATTAATGGTGTGTTAAGATGTAGAGGAAGATGGAATTCTGATGGTGCTTCAACTCCAAGTCCAGTTTATACTACAGCTGGAGCTACTTGGGTTATAAATAATGGTATTTCTGTAAATGATTTTGTGTTGGTATGGAAATCACCAAATCTTGAATTATGGTGTAAAATACCAGCTAGATATGGTGGTTATCATTTTACGGTATTAGATAGTGGAGGTAGGACGAATGGAGGTAGTTTAACGTGGATATTATCAGCAAATTTAAGTGGTCATGGTTCTGCTTCATATACAAGCGGTGGCACAGTTATTGCATCTTCTGTTGCTACTTTAACTAATAATTTAAGTGGAACTGTCAATGGCTATTCAATATCTTCAAGTGTAAATAGTGGTACTTCAAATAGGTTAGCTTATTATACTAGTAGTGGAATAGATGATGCAAGTACAACTTATGTATCAAATACAAAATTGGCAATAAATAGTACTAGTGAACCTTCATATAATTTTTATGTAGATGGTACTAGTTGCTTTATCGATAATTTATATATAAACAATACAAAAGGAATTAGAATTGGTAATAATGCAACACCTTCTGTATATCAAGATGTAATGAGATTAGATAGTTCTAATGCTTTTATTATAGGTAATGGTACATCTGCTTCTGGTTATACAACTTATTTAGATGGAAATATTGTTAACATAAGATATGGTACAAGTCATACTAGTGGTATATATTTAAATGCATCTGGCAACGTTGGTATAAACACTACTTCTCCAGGTTACAAATTAGATGTAAGATCTTCTGCATATAACTCCTTAAACGTTCAAAGAAACGATTCAGCTAATGGTTCGTGTATTAGATTTTCAAACAACAGT